CAATCTGGTCGATTGTCATCTCGGAACAATCGCTGCGCAGTTGCTCGAAAAGCTCATTACCACTTAGATCTGCAAAGCGGCCAAATACTTCAGCCTCATCAGCAGTTCGCTTCTCAAACTTGGAGCGGAATTCGCTGATAATTTCACGTACAGAGAACGTGCTTTCGCCTTCATCAAAGTCAGCATACACGGTCTTCTTGCGCTTCTTGGAAGCAAAGTCGATTACGACGTTATCGCCGTTTCGAGCATACATGAAGCCGTAAATCTTATCATCAGAGATGTCGTAGGCATATACTTCGTTCGCCTCATAGTCGTGATCCATATACCAATACCTGCGGGTCTCGCCCCAGATAGGATCGGTATAGACCTCTGCGCTCAGCGCATCATGAAGCTCGCGGAAGAACTGTTCTGCACTCAAAGAAAACTCCTGATTGTCCTGAATGTCCGGGACGCCATCTGCGCCCTGATCTTCGTTGTCGGACTGATCGTCGCCGTTGTCATGGTTCTCGTCGCCATGATCCTGCTCATCAGCCTCGGATGCTTCGGCAGCACCATTATCAGAAGAGTCTCCCTCTTCGGATTCCTCTGAGAAATTCGCATCAGGATTGCTCTGCTTCTGCTCTTGAATTTGCGCGAAACGCGATTCGATTTCAGCTTGATCCATATCGGCAAAATCGAAATCGATATCTTCGGCAGTCAGACCATACTTCTGCATCAATTCGTTCACATCCAATTCGTCGGTTCCTCCTTTCGAGAGATTCTGGTTTATGTCATCTGCCGAAGCAGTCATGACCATGGAAAATTCACGTTTGAAATCGTCCATCATATTGGCGTACTTTGTTTTGAAGTCGCCAAGCGTAAATAGTTCGATGCTGGCTGATTCAAAACATGGCGGCGCACTTTCCAGAAGGCAGAAGGCGAGGAACTCAAACGAATCTACATGATACAGTCCGTCATCTTCGCGATGACCGCTCTTGATGCGTATTTCCATCGATTCATCTGTAATGCCGTTTTCCTTGATGTGAGCATAGGCTTCCTGCCTCTTCCACACCAAAATATCTGCGCACAAATATTCGTGAACATCTCCGTTGTCTTCTGTCTTTTCAGCCCACCAAACATTTGCGCTCTCCGGCACAATACCGATGGGAGAAGTTACATTCACGAGCTTAATACTGTTGTCTTGCTTTACGATCTCAACATCGTGAGCTCCAATAGAATCCGTCTCGCGCTTATAGTTGCATACAACCGGACAGTTGAACATAGTGGGGATTGCCTCTTCGAACTCACGCTTGCCGATATACATCTTGTTGCGGTTCTCGCCGTGATAAGCGATCATCAACACGCCTTGGTCAAAAGATGAATTCAATTCCCTCAAGTTATTGATAGAAGAAGAAAACACTATACTACAGCTTTCATTCTGTCGATCTTCGTTCACTCGTCGTCACCTCCTTTCAGGCATAATAAAAGCGCCGTCCGTCGGCGCTTAGAAGGTCATCGTATCTGAAAGAACGCAGGGGCATTCGAAACCAAGATCAAACATAGTCTCCTCTCGGTTTTCAAAGACCCAGATGTGATTCTCAACATCCTCTTTCAGAAGAACATAGCCCTTCTTTTCAAGTAGCTTCTTGAACTTTTTGTCCATTACATAGATAAACTTCATAGTTACTCCTCATCTTCCTCTCTGGATTGCTCGCCAGCATCCGTCAGTTCGCCAATTTCGCTTTCGGGTCGCCCTGCGTCTCCACCAGACGCATCGCCGCTTTGAGTCGAAGAACTCTGCAATGGCTTGAACCTCTGTTTGATGCCAAGCACATCGTCCTCCAAGAAGTTCATGCAGTCCATTTCATCCTGCATCAGTCCCTGAGAGGCACAGTAATACGACACCATAGGCATACCAAACTGACAAGCCTTGAGATATGCATCTCCAACCTCTTTCCTATTAAAAGGGCTGCAGTCAAGGAATGTCACCTTAAAATATTTGCCGAATCCATGCCGGTGAATAAAGCGATTCACCATGCACTCGATGCTCTTGACAATGCTATATGTAAGCGCTTGGTCTGCTTTAATGGAAAGCAACAAAGCGTTTGATGAAGCCTTCTCGTTATTAAAGAGCAGGCTCGAAACGCCTGCAGCGGTAAACAGATTTTGTTCTGCCTCTGCGATTGTGTTTGATTCGCCGGCGTGCGTGCGTTCAAAACTGATTTTGCTGATGGGCATTGGGGACAATACCGTACCGATTTCTTCAGGTACTACAGCATCAAGATTTCTGTAAAAATCTTTAGCCTTTTCCAAGTCCATCTGCCAATCACCGTCATCATTGATACCGAGGGTCATGACCAGCATTGCGTAGTTTTCAAGCTCTGTCTTTGTCAGCTTGAGCTGCTTGTAGTCCTCAATATCATAGATTTCACGCAAAATACCAGCGAACGGGGGCATGGAGTAGTTCAGAATATCCTTATTGCACTTGATCGCAAAAGAATTGGGGGAGTCAAGCTCCTGCCAACGCATGCCCGTGCGATCCTTCTGATACAATTCGTATTTGGTTCTGAACTCCTCTGGATATAGAGGAAGATTGCCGGAATTCGCATTGAAATACGAAAAATCAAATGATACGTTCAAAACGTTATCTTCGATTACAGCGACCGTGCAATAGTCCGACGGCAGCTGTTGGATGATCGTACTATCTGAACTTTCCCAGATCGTGCCATAGAACGTGTCTTCTCGCAAGCACACCGTCAGAATACGCTCAAACTGATTCTTGATATCCATCGACGAGAGCAGGTTGAGCACGCGGCGATAGTTGCGACGTATCGTTGACTTGTTCGCAGTAGAGGTGTCGATCTTGTACGGCGACACGACATAAGTCAAATCCGACAGAGAAGCAAAATACTGGATAAGCCTCCGAAAATGAGAACTCGCGCCATACAAATACGTGACTGCTGCGCGCAGATTCTTTTCGTTGCTATAGGGGTTCTTGAGAAAGCTGGAAATCTCATCCTTAGTATATAGATAGAATGTTGGAGTAGTCCCGTTGCCGTTAAGGTCGCGCAATATCAACTTGTTGATTGCAGCAAACCTCTTCGGCAAACGCATCTCTCTACTAAAATCGCCAGAAACGCCGGTGACTCTCGATCTGACCTCCGCAAATTCTTGCACGTCTTCCAGCACTTCTTTAATCTTTTTATTAGCCTTGGCCATAATGCGTCAATCACCGCCTTTCTAACCATTTTCTCTTGGGCGCTCTAAAAATAAAAGCGTCATTGGTATTTTCTTTGTCTCGACCTGAATCTTTGCGCAAGTCCTTCTCCAACTGTGTTGCAACATAATAGTTATAACTCAAGCTGGAGTATCTATCTTTACGCGCTCCGCTTCGCTCAACCAGCTTAACAACACCGCCAGATTCTTCGTGGCGCAAGTTGATAAGTTCATTGATGAGAAGCGTAGTATTTATGTATGGCATCATGATCGCCATACGATCAGCGACGCTCAAGCTACCAAAGCCCCTGAGTCCACCCAGAGCCTCCTCGCCGTCGTATTCGGTTGCAAGCAGTCTGATCCTGCCCGTCCTGAATCCTTCTCGCAATAGCAATGCGCAGTCTGAATTAAAACGAGCTGAGCCCGTAATTGCCCATACAGCCTTAACTGCGCTCTTGCTGACGCAACGCGCCGCGAGATCCGGGTTATTGCAACATGACAATGCAGGATATACTTCTCCGCTGTCTGGATCTGAAAGATCTCTTGCTAAAACGTCATAAATACTCAAGCCGATATTTCTGGTATCCAGTACAATATAGTCGCAGTTGTATTCCTCGTAGAGCCTTCGGATGCGCAAAGCCTGCGCTTCGGTATGAAGTCCTTCATTAGTCTCGGTGTATACTATATTGTTGGCGTACCGTGATGCCTTGGTCGGCATAAGCTGATTGATAAAAATAGCCGTGGCGTCGTTCTTATGTTTTGTCGTAGCCATAAGCGCAATATCCGCAGACAGAATTCTCTTTTCTCCCGGCTGCTTTGGTGGTATGCGCAACTTGGTAGCACTTGGCAAACGACCAGATATAGCTTCCGGAA